GCTCGCTCCCCTCTCGCTCGGTCCTTCCCACGAGGTCGGTCCCCCCGGCGGCACCCGTCACGCCCCCGGAGATGCCCCCGGAGATGCCTGTCAGTGCACCGTCTGCGACCCGATTCCATGTGTCGGACGAAATCGCGGCGGAGAAGGGTTGGACGCGTCCGCCTTGGGCAGACCCGACCTGTCGTGCCTGCCACGGCCACGGTCTGGTGTCGACCGGGACTATTTGTAGGATTTGTGAGATGAAGTACAAGCGGGCGAATGACGGGGAATTCCCCTTCGGCATCGAGTACTTGGGGGATGGGACGGTGCAGTGGTTCAGCGAGGTGGACGGGGTGGAAGAGGAGGGGATCTGGCCGCTGATGGACTACAAGGGCGATGAGCCTGTCGTCCAGGTGAAGGTGTCGACGACTCCGCCGGAGACGCCTCACCCACGGGTGGGACGACAGGTGCCCGCGACCCCCCGCACGACTACGGTCGAGACCCCCGAGGGTGACGAAGAGATCGCACAGGCCACCCCGAAGGGCACCCGCCAGGCGGGGCGTCCTAAGACAGGCTTTCTCCTGATGGTGAATTGTGTGCCTACCAAGGCCGCGAATCGAAATACCAAGCTCCTGTCCACCATCCTTCAAGAGGCGTATCAGGCGATCATGGAGGAGAAGGGCGTCGCGTCGCCCTTCGAGATCGACGACTTCGCGAGGATGCGGATGATCCGGCAGTGGGGATCAGGCTTCGCCACCCGGGAACTTTCGACGGAGTGGATCATCTGTGAAGGCGTCGGCCGCATGGAGTCTGACGCGAAGGCCCTTTTCGACAGCTTTTTGCCGCACGCAGGTACGGTCATCATGCCTGTGGTGTAACGGCCGACCGGGCGCCCAGCGGCGCACGAAAGGGGGGCTCGACCCCCTCAGTGCGTCCGCTGGGATTTTTTCGAGGGGTGTGTCTGATGGGCATTGAGATCAATAGCAAGGGAGACATGCGATCGTGAGCCGTATCCTGGACCAATTGCGTCAGCGCGCGACGACACTCGACCGTATGACGGTGCGAGAGGGGATCGGCGATACCCCCATCGCACCTCTACGCCCTCCGCAGACACTCTCGGAGAAGCTGGCGGCCAAGGCGAGTCAGCCGCATCACGTCGCGAATCTGAACCACGAGATCGAACGAGTCCTGGCGATCCCGATTCCCGAGATCCTCACGCCGGCCGAAATCGAGGCGGAGAACCGGAGTAGGTTGCTGTCTTCCGCCTTTGACAGCGGCTTTCGGCTTTTGCCTCCGCAACTGGCGGGCATCCGATCCTACGAGCGGTGCCAAGGGGGGTTTTTCCCCATTGGCGTGGGTTGGGGAAAAACCCTCCTGGGCCAGATGATTGCCAACCGGGCCTTCGCTGGAGGCATTCAGCAGATCGTACTCCTCCTCCCCCCGGGCGTGGTCGGGCAGTTTATCCAGGACGTAAAGTGGGCGAGGAGCCGAATCCCCTTCGGCGTCCCCGTGCACGTCATGGCGGGGCGTGCGTCCTCTGCACGTCGCGCGATGGCCAAGGCTCGCCGGCCGGGGCTGTACGTCGTCCCCTACTCCCTGCTGTCGACCCGCGACACGGATGAACTTCTCGCGACACTGGCGCCCGGTCTGGTGATCGCTGATGAAGCTCACCACCTGTCCACCTTCGACGCGGCCCGTACGAAGAGGGTCATGCGGCACTATCTCCGGGACCAGAACCCGGATGCGCAGTTCGTCGCGATGAGCGGCACCGTCACGTCAAAGACCGTGATGGACTACCACCACCTGATCGCTCGCGCCTTGGGCGTGCTGGCACCGCTCCCGATCCCTGCCGCCCAGGCGAGACGGTGGGGTGATGTCCTCGACGCAGGGGCACCACCTACAGGGGACGGAGGCCCGATCCTGAGACTCAGCCAGTGGGCTCGGGAGCACTTCCCCGCGGAGCACTCTTTCCTTGACGTGCTTCCAGGGTTCCGGGCCGCGTACAGGACCCGCATGGCACGGTCGCCCGGGGTGGTCATCTCCGGCGACGCGCAGATCGGCACATCGCTGGTGATTCACAACGAGCCCGCCGAACAACCGGGGGCGGAACTGTCCGAACTCATCCGGGCGGTGGAGCAGGAGTGGGTCACTCCGAACGGTGACGAGATCGACTACGCCATCCACAAGTACAAGTGGTTGCTGGAGCTATCCTCGGGGTTCTACAACTCGCTGGTCTGGCCTACGTTGAAACAATTGGCACAGCGTCGTCGCATTTCCGAGACGGAGGCTTCCACCGTCCTCGAAAGGTCGAAGAACCAGCACGCGGCCGAGCAGTCGTACACGCAATGCCTGCGGGCCTGGTTGCAGACGTACTCACGCCCCGGCATCGACACCCCTCTGCTCGTCGGTGCGGCGATGTACAGAACGGGTGCGTCCCAGGTGGGGGAGGAACTCTTCGAGCTCTGGACCGAGGCTAGAGCGCAGAAATTCGAAGGGATGATTTCTCGCGACGAAGTAGAGGTCCGCGTGGACGACTACAAGATTCGGCACATGGTTCGTTGGGCCGATATGTTCGCGAAGAAGGGGCAAGGAGGCATCGTCTGGTGCTACCACAACGCGATGCTTCGATGGGCTCGGGAGCGGTTGGAGGCGGCAGGGATCCCCGTCCTGTTCGCGCCCGCGGGCTCGAATGAAGAGATCGCCGACCCGGACAACAAGGACAGGATCGTGGTGGCCTCGATCGACGCACACGGCACCGGCAAGAACCTTCAGCACTTCCGACACAACTTCTTTCTCCAGTGGCCCCGCCCCGCCCGTACGGCGGAACAAACCATCGGGCGCACACACCGCACGGGACAGACAGCGGACGAGTTGGTGATCTGCACCAATCTGACCCTGCTGTTCGACCAGCTCCTGATGGCTGCGTCCATCAACGACGCACTGTACATTCACTCCACCACCGACCGACAGAAGATCATCATCGCGTCGTGGGATCCTCTTCCGGCGGTGTTCACCCCGGAGACTCTCCGCTCACGAGGGTTCGAGCCGGTAATGCTGTCCCAGGCACAGCAACAGGCCCTGCGGGAGAAGTTTGGCGACCTGCAAAGGGCATGAGAAGGGGGTTGATTTTTGACGATACGTAGACGCACAAAAAGGAAATACATCTCGGCCCGCGTCAATTTTGTGTTTTTTGTCTTGGTTTTGTCCGTACTCGCGTACGTATTCACCACCAGATATATTTTAGATTCGCAGTCGAAGCCTCTTGACGATGCGAGACTGTTCGAGTACCTTTCCACTAATCGATTCGTTTAGTTTGGTCATATTCCTGAAAGGAAAAACAACAATGGCTGGCATTTTTACAGGTCTCGGCAAGGCAAGGGCATCGATGGATGGGAACTACGTCAGGCCTTGCCAGACCGTGTTCCTTGTTCGCAGGTGCGGCGAAGGGAAGAATTTCAGCGAGGAGCCGTTTTTCATCATTGAGTTGACGGCCGTCCTCGACCTCGCCCCCACGATGTTCACGAAGGGGACCCCCGGGGTGGAACACTCCGCTTATGGACACTCCCCGGGGGAGGAGTGCGCGCAGATCATTATGAAGAAGCACCCCAGCTTCTTGGGGAACGTGAAGACGGCCATCGCCGCGTTGGCGAATTGCGAAGTGTCGGAAGTGGATGAGGAAGTGGCCGCTCAGGTCGTTGGCGACTCTCAGCCTCTGGCGGGCGTGCTGGTGCAGGTCGAAGCGCGCCATCAAGCGACGCGCAAAGGGGGTGTGTACACAAAGGTCAACTGGAAGGGTGTCGTCGATCCCCGCACCGTGCGGAACGAACTCCAGAAGTTGGGGGCGGAGGGGGAGTCGCTGATCAACCGTCTCTTTCCGGGCGGCCGCCTGGACCAACTCTGCCTTGATGCAGAGAAGGCGTAAGGTCCCCACACCTGGGCGAAAGCCCCCAACAGAAAGGCAAGGAATGCGTAACAAGGTTCTTCTTGCTGTTCTTGCGGTTCTTGCGGTTCTTTCGGTTCTTTCGGTGGCGCCTGTCGCCAGAGGGGGTCCACCGCCCCGTACCGACATCGGGGACCAGTTTCCCCCCCTCTCATTGACAGACATCGGTGAGGACGGATGGGTGTTCACCGCGGTTCACGAAGACGGTACGACCGACACGGTCGCAGGTGACTGGTCGATGGACGGTGCGAGGGTCTTCGCCGAAATCGCGGACGACATCGGAGACCAGTTCCCGCCGGTGGCGACCACGCTTACGGAGCGGCGCAGGATGTGCCGAGAGTCGGGGATCCGCGAGTGCTGCGGGCTGGCTCCGACCGCCCCGCTCACCGTGTGCGCCTGTTTTCGGAGTTCACACCTTCGGAGGTCCCACAACGGTGTGTGGGAGTGCCTGAAGACTTGTTGTTGATGTCCTCCTTCCCCCGGGTCCATCGACGAAAGTCGGTGGGCTCGTTTGACAGGCTTTACCCCCCTCCATCGCTAAGGAACACATGGCATACTCAACCTCAGTCGTCCGTGTCGGCAACAAGATCCTCGGTTCCATCGCGGGCGCGACAGGCCCTGAAGGCGAGATCATCGATCTCAAGGTGGCCGTCGGGGCGGCCGATTTCCAGACCGTCGGCGGGATGATCGTGGTGCACGCGAAGAGCTCCGGGGGCGTGCCGCTCCTGTTCCAAAAGTGGGGCGAGTATTTGTTCGCTTTGGTCGAGGATCCGGCTGCAGACCTGAACGCCGATGGCGTGGTCGACGGCGACGACGCGGGGCTCGTCCTCGCCGCGTGGGGGCCTGGCGCCGGGGAGGCCGATCTCGACGGCAGCGGGACGGTCGACGGCGGCGACGCGGGGCACGTCCTCGCCGCGTGGGGGCAAACGTCGAAGAACATCGCGGAGAACCAGTCCCCGGGATTCTCGTCGACCGGCGAGGGATCCGCGACCGTGCAGCTAATCCCCCCCTTCGGCGTGCTTCAGACGCCGACAGGCGGCCGCTTGTATGTCCGCGTCCAAGCGGCCATCGGAGGGAAGCACGTGTGGTACGCATCTTTCTCTGTCACCCTGATTCAGTAGGAGGGTACATGACCACACCACAGGTGGCCGTCGCCGAAGACCTGGCGCGCATTCTGAACGACGCCGCAGACCTGATCGATCGAGGATGGACACAATATGCTTCGGCGCGTGACGGACCTAGTAGGCAAGATAAAGAGGTCAGTCCTTGCTCGTGCGATGCAGTGTCTTGGTGCGCCATGGGTGCTCTCTCCCGTGCCGCGAATCGATTCACCGACATTGAGTACCGATCAGCGATCCTTTGCGCAGCCCGGATGGCCCTCGTTCGAGACCTCGACAAGGGCGGGGCTCTATCTAGAAGCAGAGGTTCTCTTGTTGAGCGGAACGACCACAGGGAAATGACCGGGCCACGGGTGGCCGCCTCCATGCGTGCCGCCGCATTGGAATCCATCGCAAAGGAAGAAGAGAAAACCACATGACTATGACTATGACGACACCATTTCAGGAAGCGATCGACCGCATCGCCAACCGCGGCGGCCCGGTCGACTCTCGGGACCTGCTCCAATTCACCGAGGCGCTGCGAGACGAGCTGAGCGGCGTTGAGACGAGGATCCGACAGCTGGAGCAGGTGGAGATAATGCAATTGGAGGAGCACAATCGCCGGCTCGCCGCTGCTCCGCGATCGATTGACGCAGCCACACGCGCCGCCGCATTGGCGGCGGGGGAGAAGTGTGACCCGTGAGAGACATTCCGTACATTCTCGACAGCGCCGCAGACCTGATCGAATCGGGATGGATACAGCACGCTTCCGCTCGTGACCAAGAAGGGGTTGCAGTGTGGCCGGAAGACCCCGCTGCTTCGTGCTGGTGCGCCACGGGGTCGATCCAAGCGTCCGGGACCGGCCGCGATCTAAGGGTCGAGCGGGCATACAGGGCGGTCTACGGTATAGGGCACACGGATGAAGAGTTGGTCCTTGACGGCGCGTACCGAGCAGTCGTGCAGGTGTTGGACCCGTGCTCGTACGGGACAGACAGGGACTGGTTCTTAGAGTTGAAGTTGCTGAACGACTCGGTCTACATGTCTGGACCTTGCATGTCTGCCGCCATGCGGGAAGCAGCAGCGAAGATCCGAAGGGGAGACGACCTATGACTAATGCCACAGCCCGGAAGGAGTTCTGGGGCACCCGCGACGACTTCGGACGTGTGACGTTGGAAGATGCGTGGCGTTCACGCCCGGTCGCACCGCTCGTCACCGGGTCCTCTGAGACGTGGACGCAACGAGTGGAACGCCTGGTCGCCGAAGCCGCTCACCCCCCGACGCCTCAACGACTGCCGGCGAGCCTCGTGTTCGCCGCTGCGAGTGAAATCGAGGGCATCACGCTGGCCATGATGGCCTCCACGAACCAGCATAAAAAAGTGGTGCACGCACGGGTGACAACGGTCGGCGTGCTCCGCGCACTGACGGATTGCACATACCCCGAGATCGCTCGCAGGATGGGGCGACGCTGCCCCGCAAACACCTACGACCAGCACACCCGCTGGCTTTCGCGGCCAGAGGGTGATCGCGTGGCGACCGTCGCATCAGTGTGGGCAGCGGCTGAAAGTCTCCGCAGGGAGAATCAGTGACCATCGCCGACATTCTGGACGCAGCGCACGAGTCGATGATGCGCAACCCCTGGCTCAGCGGCACGCCGCACAATCGCGACTACCTAGGGGAGGGAATGCAACGACAGAGCAAGTATGGCCGCGTGCGAGTTTCCACTGCAATCGACCACGCCGAAAGCGACGAGGCTCGCCGAATTGACGCTTACCGCGCAGTCGTTGCCGAGTTCCATCCCGAGTACATCCCCACAGATAGATCAGAGTGGAGACTTGCTTTGGACGAGATCAACGAGAGGTCCGGCATGACGGAACCCAGGCTGCTCGCATCAGTGCGGGCAGCAGCTGAGAAGATCCGCAAAGACACACCATGACTCCCTCCTACGTCTCGCCCTGCGGCACCGTGACGTTGTACTGCGGCGACTGTCTTGCAGTGCTCCCGACGCTCGCTGCGGGCAGCGTGGACGCGGTAATGACAGACCCGCCGTATGGAAACAGATATAGAACGGATTACCGTCTTGGGGTTTACAGGCACAGCACCAGACTTACCGCGGAACTTCTAACACAGCCGTTGCTCAACGATACCTTTGCGAAGACACAATCACTGCTCATCGAGGCCGTGCCAGCCATGCGCCCCCTGCTCAGCGATGCCGGGATCATCTATTGCTTCGGCGCACCCGAGCGGCTCGACATGCTGCTGCCGATCATTCGGGCAAGTTTCGACGTGGTCAACATCATCTGCTGGGACAAGGGTAACTGCGGGGCGGGCGACTTGAAAGCCAGTTACGGCAAGCAGTGGGAGGCGATCGTCTTTGGGAGGATCGCCCGCTCGGAACTGGTCGGCGGAAGGGATCGGGACATCGTGAGCATTCCGAGACCGTCCGGCAATACATACGTTCATCCGACACAAAAGCCAGTGGCGTTGATGGAGTATCTAATCCGGAGACACACTGCCGACTGCATCCTCGACCCGTTCATGGGTTCCGGCACGACTGGCGTTGCGTGCGTGCGTACTGGCCGACGATTCATCGGTGTCGAGGAGGTGCCGCGATTCTTCGAGATCGCCGTGAAACGCATCGAGGCGGCACTACGCGACAAGGCCGAAACGTTCCCGATCATGCAGTTAGAGTCATCGTGCCGCAAGTCGCGGCGGAGTTCGTCAAAGCCTTCCTTGCCACCGAGTACGATCTCGGATAAGATCCCAACCATGACCACGAACAATCTCGCTCCGGCCACAAGAGAGGCCGCACCACTGCCCCCTGTCCCTGTCTCGTTTGATTACGAGACGGAGCGAATCGGCGCCGGCAACCTCGCCCCCGTGGCGATCTGCCTCACAGTGGCACTGCCGAACTCCGAGACGATTGGCGTTTCGACCGCAGACGGCGATTGTCTCCGGGATATGGAGGACTGGCTCTTGGAGGCTGACCAGCGGATCGTGGGGCACTTCGTCGCCTTCGACCTGGCCGTGATGTGTCGCCGGAGGCCCGACCTGATTCCGGCGGTATGGGAGGCTCTCCTGGGCGGCCGTGTGCATGACACCGGCGTGAGGGAGAAGCTCATGAACCTCGCCACCCACGGGCAGTTGGAGATGGCCGACTTGGGCGGCGCGACCATGAAGATCAACTACTCGTTGAAGGATCTCGCGAAGAAGTATCTCGGAGTCGATCGATCCGCGGAGAAGGACAGCCCTGAGTCGTGGCGCACCAACTTCTCCGAACTCGCCGGCGTGAAGTTCGACGACTACCCCCCTGATGCCGCCGACTACGCCTTGCAGGATTCCTTGGACACCCTTCAGGTGTGGAAGCAGCAGGAGTCTCGTCGCCTGGGCCTGATGGAGGCTCGCGGCGTCGATCCGTACGAGGTCGAATCCTTCCGCGTCACCGCAGAGTTTGCATTGTTCATCATGTCGTCGCGGGGCATCGCGGTGGATCCTGCGATGTATCACCAGATGCGGGACATTCTCGGGAAGGAACTCGACCCCGCGAACTTCGGCCGCCTGATTGCCGAGGGGATTCTGATCCCGGCCGAGCCCCCGCGGGAATACAAGAACGGGGCCAAACATCCTGACGGCACGCCCAAGATGACCAGCGGTCAGCCCGAGAGGCTGTCGCACCAGAGGATGAGGCAGTTCATCCTTGAGTTGAAGGACCTGCACCTCGACGAGGTCGATGTTCGCCGCACAGACCCCTCCGACAAGTTCCCCGATGGCCAGATCAGTTTCTCCGGAGAGTGGCTGGACGACCACTACCACCTCGACGAGGCGATCGAACAGTTCCGCTACCGAGAGCAGCGGATCAAGATGCAGACCACCGAACTGCCGCGCATGTGCAATCTCGATGACGACGGGAATCCCATCGACGGATCCCCCGCCACGCACGTTTACACGTGGTACGACTCGCTCAAGGCCAGCGGTCGCACCTCTTGCCGAGCAGGTAAACTGTACCCCTCGTTCAACTGTCAGAACGTCGACCCCCAGGCTCGGGCGTGTTTCGTGCCTCGCCCCGGATACGCCTTCGTCTCGTGCGACTACTCGCAACTGGAACTCACGACCTGGGCGCAGAAGTGCATCGACCTGTTCGGGGTTTCCGCTCTGGCAGATCGCATCAACACCGGCGTGGACACCCACGGATATCTCGGTGCCCAGATCGCATACGCCACCGATCCCGACTTTCGGTCCTGCTTTTCCGGCATGGCAGCCCCGACCACCGATGAAATCAACGAAGCCTTCGTGGGGATCGGGAATGACCCGGAGTTGAAGGGGTGGTGGAGGCACTACCGCACGATGGCCAAGCCCACCGGCCTGGGGTACCCCGGGGGCCTCGGACCTAAGAATTTCTGCAAGTACGCGAAGGGTCAGTTCGGGCTTGCCGTCGACATCGACACTGCTACGGAACTTCGGGAAATCTGGAAGCAGACCATCCCCGAAGCCTCTCGGTATTTCGACTGGATCAACACACAGACCGGCGACCCTTGGAACGCCCCGCGGCGGGTCGAGATCATCGACGAGAAGACGGGACTACCCAAGGAAGTGTCGATGGGGATGCACTTCTACCGGACGAAGATGGGGATGCACCGCTACGGCTGCACCTACACCGAAGTCGCGAACGGGGCAGGTCTCCAATCCTACGCGGCGGAGGGGGCACTGCTGGCCGTCATCGCCGTGGTCCGGGCATCCCACGACCCGTCGCAGAACAGCCCTCTGTACGACCGCACGTTCCCGGTGATGTTCGTGCATGACGAAATTGTGTTCGAGGTTCCGCTCGAACACCTGCACGACGATGCGTTTATGGTGTCAAAGATGATGGTGGACGAGATGGAGAACATCACCCCGAACGTGTTGCAGCGCGTCCAACCCGCTGCTATGCTCCGATGGAACAAGGCTGCGGAGCCCGCGTACGACTCCGACGGCCGCCTCAAGCCCTGGGATCCCCCACAGAAAGCCACATGACCAAGAAGCCTGTTCGCTGTTCCCCCACCCCTCCGACTTCGTCGGCTCCGGGGAAGCCAGTCATTGCCCAAGAGTCCTCGCTCGTATTCGCCAATCGACGCAAGACCCGGCCCGAGTACGTCCATCTGCACGAAGCACTGGCGGGGCTCGTGGTCGGTGAGGTGATCGTGCAGACCCCCGGCCCACGGGATACCCCCCGCAGGTTGTTCAACCGCCTGGGCTCCGCGGTCCACCGCTGCCCGACGCCCCCTCCCGAGGGATTCCGCTTCTCCCGACGTCTCCTGAATGATGGTCGGGTAGGCATCATGCTGCGACCGGTGTTTGCCCTCCCCTCAGCGACGGTTGAGACTCCGGGCAAGGGCAAGGCCAAGGCTCCGGCCAAGGCAAAGGCCAAGGCGAAGCCCGCCTCGTCCCGAAAGGCGGGTCGTCGGTGAGTGTCCCGGAGCGCACTTGACCACCATCCCACCCATGCGATTCATCGGGATCGACCCTGATTGCGACACCGTCGCGGTGGCGGAAATCCGCTGTGAGTCTCTGTCCCTGCGATGTTCCCGGTGTCAGATCATCCGCATCCGCCCCTTCCCCGAGGGCGCGAAGGATCTCGTAGACCTGCTGGACCCTGAGAGCCACGAACAGTCTCCTTGCTGGGTGGTGATCGAGGGACAAACGATTCACCGCAAGAACAGCAAGGCCGACCCTGACGACATCCTGCGTTTGGCGCAGATCACCGGTGCCGCTGCCGCGATCGTGTCGGCATTCACCAGCGTGGAAAAGGTCCTGATCCCCAAGCCTGCGGAATGGAAGGGCCAGGTGCCTAAAGACGTGGACCAAGGACGGACTTACGTCCGTTTCGGGTGGTCCTCGGAGAAGAGGGGTGGCAAGTCCCCGTACAGGGTCCCGCAGGTGTCGACGGTCTCTGGGGTCCCCGAAATTCACGCGAGCGCGTGGAAGCACCTGGGCGACGCGCTGGGACTGGCGGTATGGGGATATGACCAGCACCGCCGCATGGCGACTACCCGAATCGGACGCGAACCGGGCGGACCACCTTCCGGACTCCGGCCTCTTCTAAGGCGGACCGGATCAGTTCTTCGAAATCGGCCCGGATGAGCGGCCGCACCTGTCGGCCGAATCCGTGCATCCCACCTCCGGGTGAGTTGGAAAAGAACGGGTTTCCCGCCACGGGACCGCTTCTCTTTGCAACGATGATCTGTCCCGTTGCCCGTGCCCTCTTGAACTCTTCCGGAGTCATCTTCAGGCGGGGAATACGGTACGCCCTCTCGGGCGTGATGCCGCCCTGAAGCCGAGGGTCTTCTTCTCGATCGCGGAACCACACGAGCACTTTCGCCTCTTTGGGCGTGATTGGTCCCCGGCCATCGTGGACGAACACGGCCCAGAAATGGGGGATGTAGATCCCGGCCATGCTCACCCGGAGCCCCACCTGCTGCGTGAGGATGCTCAGAGACGCCGCCAGCGTCTGGGACCCGTGACCGAGGGTCGACGCCGTCGCGATGCGTGGACGCACGTACCTGATGCCTATACGGGCCACTTTCGTAGCCTCGAACAACGGCCACGAAGCAAGTCGGTTGTGGATGAGGGCTGACATTGTCAGTCCTTCAAACCCTTGCTCGGGTCTCGCCCTGAAGCGAGGGGTTCCTTCATGCGGCTGATGGTGTCCGCCTGTGCGGGATTGATCACCTCCGTAATCGTGCGGAAGGTGAAATCAGTCACGGTGAGCCCGAGCCCGGCCTCTTCCGACCCCAGCGTGACCCCGAGTGTCTGCTGGAAGACCCGCTGCGCCGGAGCGATCACGAGTGCTTGATATGCCATCAATGCGTTGGGGAGTTCGTTCGCCGCCGCCAACTTTCCGGGGATCTGGATACCCGCGAGGAGCGGCGGGGTCCGGTGCGCGGTGACGATGGTCAATGCCAGCGCCTCTCGCAAAGATCCGAAGGTGTCCTCCCCTGTCTCGGCGGCAAGGTGCTCCACCTGGATCTTGGCCTCCGCAGAGGGGAGTTTCAGCGCGAGGGACTTGTGACCGTTCCCAGCCCCGATGTGGCTCTGCAACGTCGCCAGAATCGAGTCCCATTCATCCTTCGACATGGTGACGCCGATCAAGGCAAAGATGAACTCCGGCACGCCTCGATTCAGGAAGAAGTCGAATCGCTGCTGCGTGATCATCGCGTCGAGCTCCATCGAAGGCACGGCCGCCAACCAATCGGGGAAGCCGTACCACCGGGACATCGAGGACGGCTTGCGAAAGTGGATTACCTCCGAATACGTCTGCTGGTCCTCGCTGCTCTTTTCGCCTTCCGGCAACAGGCCCAGGCTCAGGATGTCTCCGTACTCCCCGAAGCGGGCGAAACATGTGTCCGACACGGACTCCTCGCAGTCCTTGATCCTGAAAAAGTGCCGCCCCCTCCGGTCCACCACTTCGATCTCCACGGTGGCCGCGTCGAGGTAGTGCAGTCCGACGATACTCCCCGACGACGACTCTCGCACCACTTCGAGGTACCCGTTGCCGACTGAAAAGTAGTCTTCGTTCACGTCGTGCAACACGTCCGCGAACGTATACATACACAAAGGGTTCAGCAATTCGTCCGCCTTGCTGTCCTTCATTTTCGTCCGCACCTGGGGCGCGACCAACCCTTCGCCCCCGGCTGGCGGTTTCGCCAGCACCTCTTCCACCCCGTCGGCGAAGCCGAGCCCGACGCATGTCTCGACCTTCGACAGGATGCAGGTCGAATGGTGCGCGTTGTTGGTGAAGTACCCGCGGGCCGCTACAAAGTCGAAGGGTCGCGGACGGATGCCGGTCTGCACGCTGCGCCCGCTGGCGCCGTCCGCAAACAGGGATGCCATCAACTTTCCGAGCTGGTGATCTCCGTGCAGAGAGTGCGAGGACCGTTCCAGAACGGAGATGGCCGCTTGCATGACAGACGGAGGCATGGAGACAGGTAGGGTCATTTGATAGATCTATCCACAGCGGTATGGGACTTGTTTTCAGTGCAAACCGAGGGCATACTATCCGGCAATGCCTCTTCCTTCCCGTCGCCGAATCCGTCGAGCAGTGATTCAGTTCATTTCTCTCGTACCCAAGGGTGCGAATCGTTTCGCGACTATTTTGAAGGATGACGGCGGGCTGCAACTCGAAATGCTGGTGAAGGAGAACGCCAGCATTGCCGAAAACGGAGAACTGGTGGCTGTGGTCTACGCCCCGGAGATCCGCGATTCGCATGGAGACATCGCAGGTCAGGAAGTGATCAAGGAAGCCATGTACGACGCCGCCCAAAGGGGCGTGCTCCTGGACGTGCGGCACAGCAACGTTGCTCTGCCGCGGTCCGAGGCGTACATCGCCGAACAGTTCATCATTCAACCCGGGGACCCCCGGTTCTCGATGATGAAGGATTACGACGGCCAACCGGTGGACGTAACCGGCGGCTGGGGCGTCGTAATCAAGTTGGTAGACCAGGAACTCCGCCACCGCTATGCGAGTGGCGAGTGGCAGGGTGTTTCGATGGGCGGGCAGGCCGTCCGTGACACCGAGAAACAGTACGACGAACAGGAAAACATGACCATGACCGTGACCCTCGAACAGATGAATGCCGCACTCGCGGTTTCCAACGACAAGCTCGTAGGCGCACTCTCCAGCCTCTTCAAGAGTGTCACTGAGGAGATCGCCAAGGCGATGAAGCCCTCCGAGACAAAGAAGGAGGATCGGAAGAAGTACACCCGTCCCGCCCCGATCTTCAAGGGCGACGTGACCGATGACTCTGATGTGGAGTCGCACCAGAGGTCGTTGGGTCTCTGGGAGATTGCCAAGGATGCGGACCTCACCACAGGCGAAGGCGTCGCGGAGTACCGCGAGCGACTCCAGGCTTTCGAGGCCACCCACGGGGAGATGTCCGAGGGGGAGAAGGCGTACGTCTCCGGTCGTCCTCTGAAGAAGGCTCCGGCTGCGTCGAACGTCGGCACGGAAGGGGACGGAGAGTTCAATTGGGACGATGACGTTCCTGCTGACACCGGCAAGGGTGCCGTGCGTAAGTCGATGCCCGATTACGTCACCAACAACGTGCAAAAGTCCGGGGACCTCGAAGCCGCGCGTGTCGGCCGTGGCCTCGCTCGGTACATCAACGGACGCTGATCCGTTTTCGCCCCCTGACCCAGAAAGACCCTCCTTATGGCCCTGAACGCCAACGAACTTTTTTCCACCGCACCCGGCGTGGGCAGCGGACTTCGCGTCATGATCGCCGACGGCGCCGCTCAGCCGAAGACCATCGCCTCCGCCCTCGGCACGATCGCGCCCCTTACGGCGATGGCCTACAACACGTCCACAAACCTGTGGACGGTCTGGGCCACCGGTGGCGCCAACGGCACCGGCACCATCTCCGGCTTCATGGGCCTGAGAGGCGCCGTCGCGCACGCATCGGACGAAACCCTCGCGATCATCTTCCTCGGAGGACAGATCCACCTCGGTGACATTCCAGTGGTCGGAGGCACCCTCGCGCAACTCAAGACGGCCATCATCGCCAGCACCCTGTCCACGAAGTGGATTGTGCAAGGCATGGAGGACTTCCGCTAAACCCCGTCGAACGCGACCCGCACACACGCACTCCCGACCCCGAAAGACACACACATCATGGCTACCATCACCGAACTGAATTGGGCTTCTTTGACGACAGCAGTCAACGAAATCAAGAGCCCCAACCAGTTCATCAAGCGTCGTTTCTTCCCCGATCACGAGCCGGTCCACACCGAGGACATCGAGATCGGGCTGTTCTCCGGCACCCGTCGCATTGCCCCTTTCGTCCGCAAGGGCGCAGCGGCGATCATGGTCGCCGGCCACGGAGAATCGTTCTCCACCGTCCAGGCACCGAACATCAGGATCAAGAGGCCGTTCCACCCCAACGTGCTGGCCTTCACCCGTCGGCCGGGTACCCCGATCTTTTCTTCGGGCGCGGGGATGCAGAACACGGCGATCCGACAGCACATCGCCCGCGATACGCAGATCATGGCTGACATGATCACCAACGCGGAGGAGTGGCTGTGCGCGATGGCACTGCGCGGACAGATCAACTACTCGGTGGCGGATGAGGAGACGTACCAGATCACGTTCCCCCGTCTGAATACGCACAACATGACGGTCGCCGTGTTTTGGAATGAGGCCAACCCCAAGCCGCAGGCCAACATCATGACGGCCAAGCGGCTCATCGCGGACGCGGTAGGTCTCGGGATCTCGGATGCGATCTGTGGAAGCGAAGCAGCGTCGACCATCGTCGGCCTGCTGGAAACCAATTCGGCCTTCGCGGCGCTGCTGGACAACAAGGGTGTCTCGGTCGGCGGCATGACCCTCACGGAGCAGTACAGCGACGACGGCGTGCTCTACATGGGACGCATCGCCGGCATCAACTTCTGGGAGTACAGCCGCAGCGCCGAACTCTCGGGTGTCGCGACGGATCTCATCCGCCCGAAGTACATCGAGTTCATCGCTGGCAGCCGCGCGGCTCAGCGGACGCTGTACTACGGCGCGGTGCCTGATTTCGATGCCAACGAAGGGACCGGTCTGTTCGTCGGCGAGCGATTCAGCAAGTCGTGGAAGGAGAAGGACCCTTCCTACCTCGTCCACCTCACGCACTCCCGCCCGCTGCCGGTGCCGCGACGCCCGAATGCGACCCTGTCGATGAAGGTCGTCTCTGGTTGATTCGTCGGTCGTTTTCGTCGCGGGCCGGGGTCCCACCTCGGCCCGCGGTTCCACACCCTGCCCCCGTGCATTAGGATACTATGTCTCGAAACCACCCCAAGACTTCCTCCCCCACGCCCTCGCCCATTATCCGCGGGACCACCCTCTACCGCCTCGCGGCTGGAGGCAGCATTGAAGGGATGAACGGAAGCGTGCTCAGTCGCACATCGCACCGCGGCACCTACACCCGCGACGAAATTATTTCGCTCGGTGTCAACCCCCAGAACTTCGCGGAGTATGTCAACACGGGATACCTGCTGCGGGCAGATGCGGACCAGGACTTCAGTAGGTCGGTCATCCCCGGTGTCGATGTGCTTCCGGTGAATCTCGAAGTGGACCTCGTGCCACCCCGCAACCCCGACACTATTCGGGTGGCCAACCCACAGAAGCCTCCCGGCACGGCGAGCCGCTGGGCCTTCGACCCGGCGACGTTGCGGGACTACTCGCTGGACCAGCTGAACGCCAGCATTGCCGAACGCGACGAATCCGTGCCTCCCTTCGAGACCGAGTCCGAGGCGAGGGCGTTCCTGTCCGCCGACTTCCCCAACTGATCTGACCTCCTTCCTCCACCGTGTCCGCCCCCCTCTTCATCCCTGATCTCGATGCGTTGAAGGCGCGATTGCGCCTGTTGAACGTGACGGATGAGGGGGCGGCCGTTGTGGACCAAGCCCTTTCCGAGGTGCGGGTTTTCCTGTTCGACGCCCTCGGACCGGACCTCATCACCACCATCCTACTCACGGAATGGGACCCATCCACGAGCACGACCAACGGACTGCGACGCCTGCGGGCGTCCCATCTCGAAGTGGCATGGGTACGGTTCCTCCTGATGACCCGTCAGCCGTCGATGTTCGTGGAGTTCAACGCGTCGACGTTGCGTCAGACCTGGAACGAACAAGGCATCGTTCGAGAAGCCAGCCAATCGACACTCCGTCGAATGCTGGATGAACAGTGGCAAGCCATTCAAAAGATGGTCTCCCAACTTCTTGATGACGATTCGGACACATCCGGGATCGTCTCCGCCTCTCTCGGCGCCATCGCCCCGGTCTTCCGTCCTTGGGACTCCGTACGAAACCCATCGACAGGGGGTGTGGAATGACAATTACGCAATCGGACGAAACGTCTCCGAAGAACCTCTGCGAACGCGCCATCCTGGAAGCCGTCGGACAGGGTCCCTTCTTCGCCGTCATTCGCGACCGCAAAGGCGCGGGCGGTTTGGCACCCCTCCATCACGAAACGGCACCTGCTGTCCGGCCCAAGAGTGTGGTGACGAACGAGATCGCCGCGCAGTTCGAGGAAGACCGCCGATACGGTCGAGATCTGCGGATGAAAAAGAGCATGTGGGTGTTCGAGACTTTGCTGAGTTTCGTTGTCGAGGTGGACAGCTCAGGTTTCGAATTGTTGATTGCCCACAACCCCCCTCGCTTCACCGTCCACGGCGAAGGTACAGTCTTGCTTCGCGTCCGTTCCGTTTCCTACAAGCACCCCGCGCAGTATGGATCTGGTTCGGGTTCGGAAATCTCCTACGTTTTTGAGGCCGACATCGGCCGCTGACAAGCACGCACCCTCTCAAGAAAGGAGCCCTTCGTGGCTCAGAACACCACCGGACTCCCGAACACGCAGGACTACGTCCTCGGGCGGGGTATCCTCTACTTTTCTTCCAACGACCCCGTCACCGGCAAGCCTCTGGCCTGGCGAGACCTCGGCAACGCACCGGAGGTCAGCATCTCCACCGAGACCGAGACCCTCGACCACTTCACTTCGCGAGCAGGACTGCGGCAACTCGACAAGTCTGTAACCCTCTCGGTTGGCATGAAGGTGACCTTCTCGCTGGACGAGATGAATGACCAGAATCTCGCGATGGGTGTGCTGGGCAATATCAGCAGCTTCACGAACGCAGCCATTGCAGGCTTCGTGGAATACCCGATGGTCCTCGGCGCCAACATGACCCTGGGTCGATGGTACGACATCGTCAACTCTTCGGGCGCCCGCGCCTATGACGTGGAGACAGCCAATGTGACGTTCAAGAACGACTCCACCACTCAGACCCTGGTGGAGGGAACCGACTACACCCTCGATCTCGTCAACGGCCGCGTGTTCCTCCGGACGACAGCGACCCTCATCAGCAACAACGTCGCAATGCGGTGCGTGTTGACGGCGGACGCCGGAGCCAAGGTGGTGCAGGAAGTCCGCGGTCTCCTGAACTCGGGAGTGGTGGGCGCCCTCAAGTTCATCGAGAAGAACCCCGCGAACTCGGACAAGTCTCGGGAGTGGACCTTCCATCAGGTCACTCTCAAGCCCTCGGGCGATCTCAGCCTGATCGGCGACGACTGGTCACAGGTGACCTTCGAGGCCGCCGCCGAGAAGAACACTCTGGGATTCCCGGACAGCCCCACACTGACCATCCGATCGCTGGCGAACTAATCTTCCTCCTAGGTTTCTCCGCTCGGCAGGGTGGATGCAGGGACGACCCCGCGATATCATCGCGGGGTCGTTCACTTCCCCGCCCTGCCATAGGACACCATGCGCACCACAAATCCTTGGGAGTCGCAGATTCTTGCGTTCTCCCCATCGTTCATCGTTCACCAGATCAACGACAAGCCCCTGCGTTTCTGGCCAATCTCGGTCGGCCTCGCATTCGAGTTGAGAGCCATCGCAGAGCCTCTGGCGAAGGCTGTCACTGTCCTGTTCTCCAAGAACGATCAAGACGTCACCACGCAACACGTTTCGGTCCCTGACAAGGATACGAATAAGGTCAACCAGCAGGCGACCATTCAAGGAATCGATCCCTCCCTTGCGCGGCTGCGATCGGAGCAGCAGGATACGGCGATTCAGAAGCTGATCTCGGCAATCACATCCCCCGAGAGTTCTACCGTCATCGGGAAGATCATTCAGGAATCGCTGCACGACATCTTCGACCCTTCGGAGCGGAGCAACTGGCCACCGGCCAGCGAGTTCCTGAGTCAACTGCCTCTGCCCTTGCTCAGCTCCATGCTGATCGGAGTAGCCTTGGCAAACCAGGGGGTACTCGGCCCTTTGACGGAAAAGATCCGCGGGACGGTGGCCGCGCGGATCGGAAAGGTAGTGGCCGCCGACACCAACACCCCGACTCCGGAAACACAGAGGATCGATGGCTGACGTGGCAGGACCAGATAGTGTTCGTGGTGAGACACACAAACCAATCCTTCGAGACCATTCTCTCTATGGATCTGAGACAATTCACCTCGATACACGGCTCCTGCATCCGCCTCTTCGCTGACGAGATGAGACACAACCTCACCTTGGGTGTGGTGGCGGCTCGCGGAAGCGACAAGTCTTTGAAGGATCTAGACCGCCAGTTCGAGAAACACACCCGACACGGTATTGGGGGTCGATCCTCCTCGGACGGGCCTGATGGAGACGACTTCATCAGACAGATGGGTTCAAGCTTCTGACCCGAAGGTATTTCAAGGCACCCTATGACCATTGACCGCGGCGGCCTGCAATACCCCATCATCGTCGAGGATCACTTCTCGGCAGCCACAGCCAAGTTCATCGCGGATGTCCGGGCTGCGGACGATGCGATGCAATCGCTCCAGCGGACTGCCGCCGGGCTACAGGCGGGGGTAAAGCAGACGGTCGCGGCGATGGGGTCGGTGAACAAGGCCGCACAAGGCACGGCGTCTGCTTCCCTCAGAACCAAGGCCGCTTTCGACGCCCAGACCGAAGCTCTCAGGCAGTACGTCCGCGAGGCGCAGAAGTTGGAGGTGGCGGATCGGAAGGGGCAGATCGCCGTCGCTGATCGGCTTGCCAACGCACGGCGCACAGCCGCCGCCGAACAGCAGTTGGAGGCGTCATCGAAGCGTGTGACTCGGGTGTTGAACAACAGGGCCAACGCTCAGCGAGATATGGCCGAAGCCCAGCGCCGCGGCGTGACTCTCACGGAACAGGAGACGCGAAAACTAGGCGGTCTCACTCGCGAACAGGAACAGTTGATCGCGGCCCGGCGACGTCTGGCGGACACCACGCGGTTGTCGTCCAACACAGAACTCCTGCGAATCAACGCAGAGACGGAAGCATTGCGGCGGAAGACCCGCGCCGCGCAGCAGGCAGCGGTCGCGTCCTCGCTGGGGCAAGGGGGCCTTGATTCACGAGGTCGGATTCCTCGGGTGGCCCCGATCGTGCCCTCGCCCAAAACACAGATCCAAGATCTGCGTCTGTTGCAGGGCGCCCTCGGGTCCGCCAGCGAATCGGCGAATCGGGCGACGTTCACGTTCCGGAGATTGTTCGGTATTCTGGCCGCGTTCACTGCGGCCCGCCTGGTGTTGCAAGGCTTCCGGACGATCGTCAAGGACCTCGTCCTGTTCAACGCACAGATCGAACAGGCTCAACTTGGTATCGCGTCGCTGTTCACGGCCGTCGGCGATGTGCGTGACGCCACGGGAGCGTCGGTCACTGCACAGCAGCGGTTGACGCTGGCGCAGGGGGAGGCCCGCAGACAGATGGCTCTCCTCCGTCGTGACGCCCTTGAAACCTCCGCCACCTTCGAGAACCTGGTCACGACGTTCCAAACCGCACTGGCGCCGGGTCTGTCAGCGGGCCTGAGTGTCGACTCGGTGCGGGAATTTACTCTCTCGATCTCCAGGGCTGCTCAGTCGATCGGGCTCCAGCAGAACCAGCTCGCGGAAGAGATCCGGTCGATCCTGTCCGGCACCATCCAGCCCCGTAACACCCGTATTGCGGTGGCTCTCGGAATCACGAACGAGGACATCCGTAACGCCAAGCAACAAGGCGCGCTGCTGGAGTTCCTGCAAGAGCGATTCGCCGCGTTCAACGAGACGGGCGAGCTCGCACTCAACACATACAACGCACTTTTCACGAACCTGATCGACGCATTCCGGCAGTTGACGGCCAGCGGCGCATCCGAATTCTTCAACGAAGTCAAGAACGTGTTGAGGGATCTGTTCTCCTTCCTGATCCGGCAGGACCCGATCACCACGCTACTGTCCCCGAGTCCGCAGGCGGTGTCGATCGTTCGAGCATTCGCAGACGCCCTTCGCGACGCGCTGCTGGCCTCGCGGAAGGTGGCGGAGTCTCTGACGACCGAGGATCTTGTGGGGGCCACAAAGACCCTCGGCGCGGTCTTCGTCGTCGTCACCAAATTGGCTTCGGCGTTCATCGCCGGCCTCGTCCGAGGGTTGCGGGACGTCGGCGTGATCACCCGAAGAATCGTCGACGCCTTCTCCAAGAACAAGGACGATCCGTTCGACACTTCCTCTCTGATTACCGCCGTAGGGGTGCTCGGCAGAGGGCTGGCTTTGGTTTTGGCAATCCACGCAGCCTTCGGGGCCGTCCGCTTGGCCGTAGGCGCCGTTGTGTTGATGGTCGGATCATTGGTCCGTCTGCTCGCAGTCGTGCAACTGCTGTTGGTGGGGATCAAGGCGAGCGTTGCCCTTTTGGCACTTATCCCTGTTGGGATTCTAGTCGCTGTGGCGATCATCGGAGCGGCACTTGCAGGGGGCATCATCTACCTGAAGGAAATGTTCGACGAGGCATCAGGGGTGGAATTGAAGTTCAAGTCTTTCGGGAAGATCCTTTTCGCCTCGGTGAAGAATGCGTTTCAAACCACCACCAATTTCCTCGCAAAGCATCTTTCTCTTATATACACGAACGTCACAAACGGCGCCCGAGCCGCTGTCAACGGACTGCTGGATCTGCTTCTGGCAGGCTCCGAAACGGTGTTGGCTTTCGCTGCGGAATACTCCAACGCGGCCGCGGCCACGCTGGCCGTCGTGCGACAACTCCGAGCAGCAGGCGCTGCCTCTTCCGCCGGTTTGAACGCGGATTGGGACCAGCAATTGAAGGACCTGGAGGACTACTTTGCCGCCCAACAGAAACTCGCAGACGAAGAGCTGGAACGCTCCGTCGTGCTCGCCATCTTGGACGACAAGAACGAGAAGCCCTTCGTCGAAACACTCAAGCAATGGGGAATCGCCGCCTTCGATAAAATCGCAGATTACACAAAGGATCTGTTCCCCGACCTTTTCCCCGATCTCCCTGATCTGAAAGACAATCTGGTTGACGCACAGTCCTTGACCGAGGCTTTCGACGCAACCCGCGCCATCGTGGCCGACATCGGAAATGGCCTCGACCGCAACGGAGAATTGGTCCAAAACCTCGTTGATGAACTCCGATCTGCCACAAACGAGCTGTCAGACGCAGAGTCCATCATCGGATTGCAGGGAGCGTCCTTGGATCTGCGACGCCGCACGGCTCAAGGCGAGAACCGTCTCCGCATGGACACTCTCGCACTGGATCGGGAGGTTGCGACGGTGATCGCACAGCAGACCACCGCAGCGGAGACGCTGGCTGTGGTGCAGTCGCGCATCAACGGGTTCCGCACCGAAGACAGGGACTTGGTCATCGAGAGCCAGGCAAACCTCCGCCGCCTGGTGGTTTTGGAGTCTGATCGGGCCGAAGCCGCCCAAGATGTGGCGGTGGCGGAAGTGCGACTGCGGGAGGCACGACGCACCGGCGACACCGAGGCGACGGAGGCGGGGTCCTTGCGTCTGGATACACTCCGCGATTCCTTGGAAGTGATCTCAAAGCAAGTCGAAGAACAGCGGAAGATCACGGACTTGGCTTTCGAGTCGGCAAAGTTGACGACCGAACAACGTCGCGCTGTCCAGACCTTGGCGCTGAGTGAACTCCGCCTCCTCGGATTGATGGTCATACAGGAGGAACGGCTGGAGCAACTCGCAGAGAACAAGCTCTTCCTCGAACGATCGGTGAATGAGGTAACGGCCCTGCGGCTGTCCGCCACGGCCCGAGCGGCTGCTGCCGAATCCGAGATCACCAGCCGCGAATCCCGTATCTCCCTGATCGAAGCGGAGGCTCGGATCCTGGAGCGAAACACGATCGGGAACGCAGCCAAGCGTCTGATCATCGCGGAGGCGCAGTTGGTCACTGTGGAGGCCGAGGTCCAGTTGAGATCTGAACTGCGGGAGCGGCAATTGGCCGCCCTCGATCAACAGATCGCTGCTCAGCAGAGCAATCTCGACAGTTTGTCCGATGCCCGTCGCGACGCCGTCGCGGGGAGCGAGGCAGAGTCTGCCTTGTCGCGGCAGCTCGAAGCATCGCAACGCACCGTCAACGACCTGACGGATCTCCGCAGCCTCATGTACGAGGAGAACGCGGCTGCGGCTGCTGTGGAGCAGGCGAAAATGGCGATGATCCGGCAGGATGCCGAAGAATCTCGCCGTGCGCTTGAGGAGCCCGTGGTGTTCGGCTCGATCCAAGGCATCCGGGATTTCCTCGACGAAGCCACAGACCTGTTTGCGTCCATCCGGGCTCTGGTGACTCAGCAGCTCTCAGCCGTGGCAGATCTGTTCACCGACACGATCATGGACGCCTTCGACCCCTCTCAGGACGTATCCTTCCGTGAGAGGCTGAGGGGTTTCCTCAACTATTTCTCCAGGCAGATAATTAACATGCTGGTGAAGCTGGCCCTCGCCAAGGCGTTGCTGGGTCTAGGCTTCGCGGGCGGTCAAGGAGGCGGCCTCACGGGGGGTTTCGGGTTCGGTTTTGCGGGTGGCGGCCTGATCCCGGAAACCTCGAAGAGTCGTGCCCGAACCACACCCTTTGCCCGGGCGAATGGGCGGGCCACCGGTGGACCCATCCGCACCACCAGTCGCGCTCTCTCCTCGATGCGGCCGACCAACCTGCACCCGACCGATACCGTGCCGATCTGGGCGGCGCCGGGCGAGTACATGATCCGCGCCCAGGCTGTCCGAAAGTACGGGGCGGAGTTCATGTCCGCCATCAACCGCGGCATGTTGGACCCGCTCTCTCTCCGGGCTTTGTCCCCCGGAGGCAACGCCACAGCCGCCACGGCCTCACGGGGCGTCCGCGGCTATGCCGAAGGCGGTCTGATCGTCCCCTCGGTCCCAACGCCCCTGACGGCTTCCTCCGGCGTCTCCACGAACTCCGGGCCGGTCCCTGCCTTCGTGATTGCTGACGAAAACTCCATGCAGCAACTCCTCAACGGGGGCAAGAGTGCGATGCTGGAATTCCTTCGCGCCAATCGAACGAGCTACATGGCCGGGGGCCGCGGATGACCACCATCGGCTCCAACATGGTGCTGGCCAACGCCACACCCGGCTCCTCGGATCTCTGGGAGCCTGTCGCCCTCTTTTCCCCGAATTGGAGCGGGCCGGTTACGTTGCAAAGCCGCTACCGCACGGTGATCGAGGGCTCCTGGTCCTCCGCCGAACACCGCTTCGCGTTGGTCGATTCTCCCGGGCGGTCGCTGTCTTTCTCTCTTGGCGCGTACCAGGCCGACGCCACGCACCGCCTCCGCTCGATCCTCCTGCGGTTCGCCCGCGCTCGAACCCCGGTGCCGCTCTACTGCGACCAGACCGTGCTGACAGGCTTGATCGGCCCGAACACTTACTCCGGGGACTTCACCAATCGGCGATTCCTGCCCGGGGGGTGGTTTGTCTCGATGCTGCCTTCGGCCAGCGGGATCACCGACCAGTTCGAATTTCGACGTATTTTGACAGTGCTTCCGTCCTCGATCGTGCTGGACGCGCCTCTGTCTTCGATCTACCACCAGGGATCTCTGGCTTTCCCGGTCCTGGAGTGCCAGCTAGAACTGAATCTCTCCGCCGATGTCGTCACAGACATCGTGAACGCGGGGCAATTGGTCCTCACGGAAACAGTGGGGCCTTCGGCGTTGGCGGCGACTGTCGCCTCGGGGGTCTTTACCGCCACGATCTTCGACGGTCACCCGATCCTGCCCTTCGATCTGCAATGGGTCGACGTGGGGGCTGGTGCTTTCCGTCTGGGTGAACGCTCGCAAGTGGGCATCACCAGCGTCGTGCAGCTGTTCGGCAACCGCCCGGGCAACACCTTCACACTCCCCTTTCAAGGCCGCACGCGCACCGAGTCGTTCGCACTCACGAAGTTCTTCGACGGGTTACGTGGTCGGCTTCGCCCGTTCTGGATCGCCAACCCCAGCGCTGGACTTCGCCTGCTGTCGATCGATGGTGGAAACACGTTGCACTTCGCCGCGCCGACCTCGGAGCGTGATTGGGAGACGATCGGGCACCTGTCGGTTTTCCGGATCAGCACATCCCTTACCTCGATCCACGAAATCACCTTCTCCGTCGAAGCCGCCGGCGAACACTTGTTGGACATCAATCCACCGCTCCCGAGCTTCACAGCATCCGACTACCTCGTGTCCTCGGCGCACCTGGTGCGATTGGACTCCGACGAGCTGGAAGAGGAATGGGTCTCGGACAGATACTCCCGCTCTTCCTGGCCAGTGGTGGAACTCCTGCGGGAGATGGCCGCAGACACGACGCTCGACACCCTCACCGGCCCCGGAGGCGGTACGGTTTGGACGCCGAACAGCAACTACCTGACATGCCAGCCCCTCTGCGGAGCCTCTCCGGGTTGTGTGGTCTGTCCCGAGGATCTCCTCCGCGTGCAGTCATCCACCTACCGCGGGCAAAACCACCCGGACGCAGACTGTAACGGTGCCTGCGTGCTGTGGGAGGATTGCGTGGTGCTGCTGCCTTTTCACTCCTGCGTCTCAGGGGTGGCCCGCTGGCAGAACGATACAGGAACAATATGGGCCGAACTGGATACGGCCACGACCATGTGGGGGTCTAATGTCGGGGGTCTGACCTGCCTTCCAATCATCGATGATGGTGGGGGTCTTCTCACCTGCACCAGTTCCAGCCTTTGCAGTGCCGATCTGCCTGCATCCATCGAGACGGCTACCTGTAACTCCTTCCGCCGAGAACTGTTGTGCGACATCTACGGCATCAATGCGACCTGTTCTTACGTCCGGGTACTGTTGCTCGAAATCACCCCAATCGGTCCTGTTTGTGAATGAACCATGCGGACCCAAACACAAACCTTCCCTAACGCCGTTGTGAGGGTCGTTACCGAACACGGTTCGGCGGTGATCGACTTCGAGAAGAGAACAGCCGCCTTGGAAGACCCCCCGACTCCGTTCCGCGGTGCCGCAGGGCAACCGCCTGTGGGTGAAAAAGAGCCTTGCGCCGGTTGCGGTACAAGCGTGAAGAAGTTGATCTCTGGCGCGATCGGATGGACGAAGAACGCTCTCGGGATCAGTGTTTGCCCTCCGCACATTCAGAAGGATCGCCGGCGAATCTGCGAAGAATGCCCCTCCGGATGCTACAGCTTCGGGGTATGTGAAGAGGTCCTCGGTGGCTGCGGATGTCTGCTGCCCATCAAGATCCAAGACAGTACCGAGGAATGCCCTTTCCAGCACTGGACCGCTCATGCCCCCGATTGATCTCTCTTCTGCATCCTTCGGCTATCTGCTGTGCGTGGAGTTCTCATGGTGGACGGAGGTGCGTAGATTCTGCCGATCCCCTTCCGCGCAGATCGTGGACGGCTTGCTGTACTCTTCCCTCCCTGAATTGGAGGTCGACTACTCCCAACAGGACGGAGGGATCGAAGATTCGGCGGTCGGCGTAACGGTGCGATCGGACATCGATCCGATCTGGAAGATGCTCACTCAGACCCACGCCGAGGTCACGGTCCGTCTGCTCGAAGCCGACCAGAACGACCTCTCCGCCACCCCACGGGTGGCCTTCGTAGGCACCATCGGGAAGACTCGTTCCAACTACCGCGGCCGTACGCGGCTGGTGCGGGCGGATGTGAACACCCCCCGTCGCGGATTCAAGGACGTGTCGCTGGGTTTGAAGGCTACCGATCGGTGTTCATGGATCTACGGATCGGCGCCGTGCGGAGCGCCTGTCGTCACGACACTCGCCACGGTAACCAGCGTCAGTGGGACATCTCTGGTCTTCACCACACTCCCAAACAATGACCCCATCGCCAACGTCGCGAGGTACACCCGCGGCTTCGTGGAGTTCGAGGGACTCCGCATCATGGTTCGCAGCCATGACATCATCTCGAAGACGCTGACGCTGGCGAAGCCCGCCCCGCAGATCGTCGACTACACCTGGTCCGGAAAAGCGGTCACCGTCGGGACCGGATGCACCAAAACCATCGAAGCCTGTACCGCCCGAGGACAAGCGGCCAACTTCATGGGGATAGGGCGAGCCATGCCCCAGTACAACCCCATCATCGAAGACAGCCCGACCGGCGGGGCTTGAAAAATGCAAGTACACGAATACGAAGAATATCTTGAATCATGGCGAGGCGTCCCTTACCGCGACGGAGGGCGGAGCAAACAAGGCGTCGATTGTGTGGGATTCGTCGCCGTCACGCTAAACTGGCTGCATCAGCGTCCCTTGTTTGAAGACCTCCCCCCCTTGCTCCCACAGCACATCGCGCAGCACCAACCGCAAGGGTGCAAAGGAGTGATTCGCTGGTTCCTGGATTCCTTCCCGCACACGGTCCTGGCACCGGACACGGAGCCGGTACTCTTCGGGGATGTTGTCACGGTCAACATCGGCAGGGTGGAAAGCCATATCCTCATCGGAGGGTGCCGACCCAACGAACTCTGGCACGCAGCAAACGGCTGCGGACTCCCGGGACGCGGGAAGGTATTGTCCACGGCACTGAGTTGGTGTCAGAATGTCGGCATCCGCACCATCTGGCGACTTACCACCCATGCACTTTCTCACCTTCATCAACCCGGCCCCGGAATTCCTGAGAGCCGAAGTCACCACACTCTTGATCGTGGCTGTGGGGGCGGCACTGCTGGCCCGCCTCCTGTTCCGGGAAAAAGACTCGCAGCCCCTCTCGACTGACAAGCCCTCGACATCCTCAACTCGCGGGTCCTTCGTACCTTTGGTGATCGGTGATCGTCTGGTGGGGCCTGTGATCCTGTGGGTCGGCGATCGCACCGTCGTCGTGGAGGAAGAGGAAGCAGAGGGTGGCAAGGGTTTCGGATTCCTCGCCCCCTCGAAGGTCAAGACGAACGTCAGTTACGAAGCGGCGTTCCATGCTCTTTGCGTCGGTCCCGCAGCCAGAATCAGGGGGATCTACGTATCTGGAGTGCTGATCCCGAACTCGCAGAACATCAACAGCCGCCTGGCCCCGAGCGGGTGCTCCATCTCGTTGGAGGGTTACGGCACGCTTCGCATCTATTGGGGGGAAGACGATCAAGTAGTCGACCCTCGCACGTTGTCGGTGATCGGCATCGCAACCAGGATGCCCCGCTTGTGTTACGTCGTCTGGGACAAGTTCCGCATCGGGGGATCGAACTGGCCCATCATCGAGTACGTCGTCTCGGTGCCCGGAAACATGACGGTTGGTCCCTTCAGCCCGCAGCAGATCGCTGGTGGCGTCAACCCTGCGTCAGTGGTCTGGCAGGTGCTCACGGCCCCCTTCCCGCACGGGGGAGGCGTGCCCGCATCCCAGATCGACTTCGCGGCCCTAAGCAACGTCAGCGCCATCTGCGCCTCCGAAGGTCTCGGCATGAACATCCTGGTCAACGACGGAGACAGCGTCGATCGAGTGGTGTCGGATGTCATGCAGGACGCAGGTCTGATGCTCCCCGTAGTGGGCGGAGTGCTGTCCTTTCTCCCGGTTCGCAAGGCATTGGCCACCCCGCCCACCTTGGACAACGACGTGCTCCTGCCTCCTTTCGCAGAGGTGGAGAAGTTGCAGACATCCGCAGGTTTCGGTACACAGCTGATCTACCGGCACCCGGACGCCCTGCAAAAGTACAAGTTTGCGACCATCGACGTGGATGATGACGCGGTCTCATCCATCCGCAACAACCGCCGGACCAAGCAGATCACCCTGACCACGATCACCAGTCGCACAGTGGCCAGCGCAGTAGTGGCTCGGCGACAGGTGGAAGATCTGGACGAACCGACACGAGTCACGGTTCGCGGGGCTCGCAACCTGCGAGAAGCCACCCCGGGGCAGATGTTCACCCTTCCGGGTGTGGGCGCCGTGCGTCTGTTGGGGGTCAAGCCATCGTTCGACGGACCCGAAGTGGAACTCGACCTCCTGCGAGATCCTTTCAACCAGGACATCGTGCCCTTCGCAGACCCGTCTCTGCCCGTGATCGCTCCCGAAGGCGATCTGGAGCCCGACATCCGCTTCAACGTGTACGAAATCCCGTTCCTTCTCGCTAACGGCACTGGAGCGGTGGCCATCTTCCGCATCCGCGACAACCCCTCGATCTTCAACGCGGGGGCACTGCTGAGCGCCGACGGCCTGACATACTCGGTCGAAGGCACACAGAGCGCCCCAAGCACAGGGGGGCTCCTGTTGCACCCCTGGCCGCCTACACCGTTGAACCGGGATTACATCTACTGGTTTGAAGATGGGCCTGAGATCACCGTCGACGAGAACGGAGACGAGTTCGTGGTGCCCTTGAATCTCTCCGCGACGCCTGCTTCTTGGCTGTCCGGCTCGCAGATCATGGTGCTGGGGGGCGAGCTCCTGTTCGTGCGAGAGTTTGTCCAGATCTCGGGGTTTCACTGGCAGGCCAAGGGCGTCCTGCGGGGTCGTGCCGGCACGGGGCACTCGCGGCTGCGGTCGATGGTCGACGACCCGATGAGTGTGCATCCCGTCAATGAAGAGGCGTATCTGATCCCGTTCAACAAGATGACCATTCTAGTCTCACCGTTGACTGAAACGGCTGGCGTACGGTTTGCCAAGAGCGTTCCGGTGAACAATATCGGCACCCTGCCACCCGGAGCGGTGATTCCTGATCCGATCCAGATGGAATCGCAAGCGACCCGCACGCCTCCATTGGCGTGGTTGACCTATGGGGGCGACCGTGGGTCGGTCGGTCCTTGTCGACGAGACCTGATTTACAGCACTACCCCAATCCAAGGAGCCGTCGAGGGTCTCGCGTTCGAGTGGCTTCCTGTTGCGAAAACAGGAGGAGCGGGGGGACAAGGCTACGGGCAACCCGCGGCACCTGCTGCGGCCGGCGGAAACTTCATCATCGAGGTGTGCTGGGACCCGACCTTTTCGGAGATCTCTTTCGAAGCGCTCCTACCGCAGACCACCTACACCGTGACCGCCGCTTCGACGTTGGACCCGATCCGTGGCGTCCACCGGTGGGTGTACACTGCCGCAATGAGGGTAACAGACGGTACGAACTCCGGCCTGAGTGACGGCATAGAAAGCAACCCCTACAACATCTGGGAGTTCCGCGTGTACCACTCCGACGGCACGCAATCCCTCCCTACCCGTGCACGTCCGCGGCACATATCCACCCCTACCTTTATGGTCCCAGGCGCCTGACCCATGATCAAGTCTCTCTCTTTCTCCGAAATCGTCAACGCCCCTCCAATCACCCCCGGAATCGCTGGATGGGACGTCGTCATCACTGCGTTCATGGATGAGCAGAAGGGCCGCCAGCGGTTCGGGCTGCTTTCCCGCGTCGAAGGCTTGACGCCCCCGGGAGGCACCGTTGGCTCGGTCCTTGTGGCATCTGTGCCGGGGTGGGCGTGTATGCCCCTGTTGATGGTCATCTGGCTCCGCGCGGGTGCTGCCGGTGGCACAAACCGATACCAGTTCTGGTGCGGAGATACGCTGTCTGTGACCTCCGTGTTGTTCGGCGGCATGGGTTCATTAAACGATCACGACCTTTCCCTCTCGAACCTGTTGGCGGCGCGTCCGGTCCTTGTTCCAGCCTATCCCGACGCAGGAGCGTTCGCATACACCTTGACCGGCGGCGGCGCCCCTAACTTCCTCGTCCCGGTCGCCGTCCCGTTCGTGAACGGAGACGTGCCCGCTGAGAACACTTTCCGCGTGTCTCGCAGCGCTGTAGACGGGGGAAACACGCCCACCTTGGGAGTATGGACCTACGGCTTGTCGTGGCGCACCAACGACCCGTAAAGGTGCTAGACTACGAACATGAACAAAGACCTAGAACAAAACGACCTGGAGCCGATCGACCCCCCCGAGAAGGCTTACACCTACTCAGGGCTCGTGTTTTCGAGCCAGGTTCCGTGGAAAGTGCTTTTGTGCGGGCGGGTAGGCCCCGGAGACATGGGGCTGGTGTACACAGGACATCGAGTCGGCCCCGGGGAGTCTCTGGACACTTGGGGCCGCATCTGTCGAGCAATGAGCCAGCAGGTACTTCGCGACGCGGGCCTTCGCATCCCCACGGAAGCATGGAGCCTGGTTACGGCCTTGTCTCTCGCACCCCTCAAAGCCCCCGGCATGGTGTTCTACCTCTACGCACAGACCGAGCGCTTGTCGAAGGCCCGCTCGAAGAACCCGACTAAGTGCATGGTGTCGATCGAAGACCCCAAAAGCCTGCCTATCAACACGGCCAGCACCCTTCAATGGGTCATCCCTTTTCTGCTGGACCCTCTCGTGGTGAAGCCCCCGCGTCTGTCTTCCGACGCTGTTGTGCTATAGCGTGCGCCCCTTGGCCGCGAGGAGGGTCAACCACCATCATGACCTCCTGCGTCACGCCTACCACTCCACACTTCTCACAAACTCGCCGGCGAATCGTGGCTCCGGGCGAGAGGTAGGTGTGCAGCACCAGCATCAAGCCCCGGCATTTCGGGCAGTTCACGCGGCGCTCCCTGCCTGGGCATGACGCACACTGCCGCCCATAGCCGATGCCGCCAGAATGTCGCAGAACGAGAGGACACAGGCTTCCGCACGATCGGGAGAATCGTGCCCTCGCTTCATGTATTCGTCTTTATCTTCGAGTACGAGCTTTCCCTTCAAGTCGGTGTAATATTTCCGACTCGACAACTGCTGGATCAACGATGTGTCATCGGGCAGATAGATGCCCTCCGGAGACCGCACCATGCGGGCCATGAGGAACCACCCCATCGTGATCCTGTTTTTGAAGTCAGCCATCGGGGACCTGCCCCCGTTGTGCCACTCAAACACCTGCTTGTGCGCCTCGTAGAGATGCGACAGCACGCCCTGCCCCATGCCCGATGCGTCGGGTACGTACCAGCAGTCGTTGTCTCTCCATCCCGCCTTGCGTTGCATCTCGAAGGCTCGACGCACTATCTCCACAGGCTCCGCGTTCGAGAGGCTCTCCCACTCGATGATGGCTCGGCCGCTGCGGCGATAGCACACGTTTTCGTCGCCTCCGAACCGGGCGAAATCGATCCCGAACTGCTTCGTGTTGCTCATTCGCACGCACGGCAGACACCGCGCCCGATCAGTCATCGGCCAAAGCATCTCGTCCGACATGACGGAGTCCGGGTCTCGGCTAGGGAACTCCCCCAGTACTCGTACACGGTACACGTCGCTGTCTCGCCCGAACTCCCGGGCCAGATCCTCGTTTCTGCGGGGTGAAAGGATCTGCGGGTAGTCTCGGGCCGTGTCCTCAGCGTTGAGGGTAAACTGCCGCCAGCGGGGCGAGCCCGGACCTTGAAAACAGTCATAGAAAGCACAGTCCCGCACGCTCGGATTGCCGATCTGGAGAAAGATCGAGTCTGCGTTCGAGAGAGTCCCCTTGAACTGTGTGATGATATCTCGCGGGATGCCGGATGCCTCCTCAGCGATGATCGTCATGTTGGCCTGGTGGTAGCCGTGCGCGTTTTCGACCCGCGTCGCGGTCACGGTTTTGATGCCCCAATCCGGCATCCCCGCGATCTCGACTTTCCGCTGGGTGACGTTGAAGAATCGTCGAAGGGCGGGGTCTGCCTTTTCCATCAAGCGACGCACTTCCGCCAAATAGACGTCCGAGCACTGCCGCATCGTCGGCGCCGTCAGCACGGTCATGGCCCCGTAGACCCGCCAACTGCGCCAGAGGCCGATGATGGCTGCCACGGTGGTTTTTCCAGGCCCCTGACCGCTCTTGCAAGCGATCCAGTTCGATCCGCGGCCAGCTGTCGCATCCATGACAGCCGTCAACAGACTCGCCTGCTGCCATGTCGGGCGGAAATTCATAGCCGCGCAGAACATGAAGATGTCCTCGCGGGTCCGTCGATAGATCGACTCAATGGCGATGTTCATCGACCGGCCGATCCCTGTCTGATCGCCCCTCCAGGCGAGCAATCCGACTCGTGTGGTCTACGGATCGGTCCATCACACCCTGCGCTGTGGCCTGAAAATCACTCATCCGATTGGTCAGGGATGTCATACCGTCCACCACCCTCTGAAACTGCGCCGCCGCCTCCTGTCGGCTCATGTGCGAAGTCCCAAGGTGGCCGTAAATTTCGGCCCGCAGAGCCATGACGCAATCCATCCGCTCCCGGCTCTCTACGCGTTGATCCCCCGCCATAGACGAGATTCTCACGTGCAGCCAACCCAACAGAATCAGGAGGATAGATGACACCACCCCGACCGTGGCGATCGTGGCTTCAGCCAGAACTGAGAAATCGGGGTGTAGATTCACGAGAAAGTACCTCAGATCAAGGAGCGGTTGCAGCATCCAAAATGCTACGCGTCAATTCCGACGATGTCAGAAAGGTGGATTTCTCCACCTCGTTGAGGGTCGCGTCCGCCCGCACGTAAGCATCGTGGCGGTCAAGGACCGGGGCAAGAGCAGGTGACAACACCGCCGCTTCGACCATCTGGCCGTTCAATCCGGCACACCCGACCAACCCTACCAGGGAGGCCGCAAAAAATACCAGAAACACGAACAGGACGCGGTTGTTCTTTTGCATTTAGGGACCCCTTTTTGAAAGCCCTCGGCCGATGGAATAGGCGCCGGCCGTCGTCGCCACGATCAGAGTCCCGCTGGCGCTCACCGAGGAGTCGTTGTATGCGAGCCCTAGCCAAACCATCGCCAAGCCGCTGAGCACGCACAGCAGAGTCATCCAGAACTCGCTGGTGTGAAACCCGCTGACACTCAGCACGGTCCGGATCTCAGGTTGTAGCGAAGGGGTAGAGTCGGTCATGGGAACGACTGTAGTTTACGCGAAGCGGGCTTCAGAAGCCACCCCTTTAGTAGGGGGTCAGAGAAGCGTAGAACCACGTCCCGTTGATGCGGACAGCCAATCGGTTGTTCAGGGAGTCCGCGTACAGTATCCCGTTCGCGATCGAGGCGAAGTTCCCGTCCGACCCCGCAGCCGAAAGATGCGGAATCCGTGTGCCTTCCACCTCCGACGCACCCTTCGCTGCGGTGATGAGCCCGTTGGGGATGTCTCCAAGGGCTAATTGCCCGCTGCTGAACACCCCGCCGGAGGTCGTCTGCTTGAGGAGGTGCCCCGTGCCCCCTGTGTTGGCGACAGAGAATCCTGAGTTCGAGACGCCCGCGCGCGTGGCCCCGTTGGTGGCAAGACGCATGTCGTCGGCGCCCGAGCGGAAGACCCCGGTGTTGAGATCACCTGTGAAGGCCACACCCGGCGACGCAGCTGATCCCCCTGGCACCCCGACTTGGACGGACAGAAACTCGGTGATCGCGCTGTCGGTCCGAAGGCGATCAGCGCCCCCTGTGGAGATCGCCACTTGGTTCGTGGCGCTGAGATACACCCCGTTGTCAGGGTCGCCGGTGAATGAATAAGCCGGAGACGCCGCGCTGCCGTTTCCGCTGGTGATTCGCGTCGTGGCGTTGATGAGGGGGGTCACCACGGAGCCCAGCACGGTCAAGACGTCCGTCGACAAGTCGTAGGTCAGCCCGGGGTCTGCGGCGAAGACGGCCCCCGCCCCGTGAAACTGCACCTGTCGGAGGGCCCCCGCGGCCAAGGCAGGCGTGCCTGCGGGGCCAACCAGACTAAGGGGGGGTGTCGGCCACAGCCCGGGCGATACCAGGCCCTTGGGGCCGTGGAAGGCGTTCGTGTCGAGCCTCCAGTAGAAGTCCCCATCGACTCCCAGGGCGATGCTGGGAGCCCCTGAGCCGCTCAGGATGGTCCTTCCGTTGACTCCGGGGGTGCCTGCCTCCGTCACGGTGATCGTGGTGCGAGGCTCGTACACACGGATTAGCGTGACGACGGTCGTCATGGGCCTCCCATGACTCGCGTCACGTTAGGGGTGACGGATACGTCTCCCTGCACGAGTCGACTCACTTTTCCGGCGACTGAGACCAGTTCGATGTCATAGACCCCTCGCGACTCCTTGGCGATGGTGGTGCTGAGCCATTCCGTCATCACGGGGGAGAGATTCAGTTCGACGCGGCCGTTCAAGGGAGTCGGGATCGTGACGCACCCGGCACCTACCCCGGTGCTGGAGTCAAGCGCTGCGGACTGGCTCGTGTAGTACTGCCGGATCTGCATTCGGACGGTGAAGCCTGTGAGATTGATCGGATCGCCCTGAACGTCAGCCCACTCGAACGATCGTTCAAAGTTTGCGCCTGCGTCAATCAGCAAATCGTATCGCTGGGCCATGATGATGATCAATCAGAGGTAGTACAACCCACCGCCGGATGCAGGCGACTCGGCAAAACCACCGCATTCCATTAGGGCCTTGCAGAACATCTCTGCGCAGATCTGTGCGCCCAAGTCCGTCGGGTGAAAGGCATCTCCCGGCACCCAGAAACCCAGCCATCGAAACTTACTGCCGCCCGCAGTGGCCGTACCCGGCTCGTCCCCAGCGACAGTTGTAACTTCAGCGGTCCAGTAAGTGTCGCGATGCAGGGTGTACTGAGTGGTGCTGACCGTGATTCCGGCATTCCAGGTACCCGCATCCGTGAGTCCCGTAAAAAACCCCTTGGTTCTATTGAAGCCCATAGACTCCAGGAAAGGGAGGCTGTTGAACATGCCGAAGAAGGGATCTGTGGCTGCAATCTCATCACCGGCATCACCATAACTGTCCCACAGCGCAGTCCTGTCCAGACCTGAGCTTGTGTCAAGGTTGGTGCCGTGAGGGGACACCCTCCAGTAGATCACCGGCAAAGAGGGATTCCCTGCCTGTGCTCTCGCCAGGGCGGTTGCTGCAATCACGTTGGCCTTGAACGTCTCCTTGGAATGCAGCGACCCGAAGCAGTCGTTGATGTCACAAGCCAGCACCACGTAATCCACCGGCCCGGCTGCCCGCATGGACGCGTGCATGTCTGCATGATCGTTGGGGTACTCGCTTGTTCGCGCACCACCGCGACCCCATATGCTTGCCGCCAAGCCGTATGCGTTTCCTGCGTTTCGAATCCTGAGTCCTGAAACTTCGACTCGTCCAGAAAACGCAGCCCCTACCGAGTTGACCTGCTCCACCCCGAAAAAAGCGTTCGGAACTGTGGTCAGGTTTGTGAACGTCAGTTTCCTAACGTCGTAGACTGCTGAATTCAGTGCGGCATCTGCAATCGTGACATCGTTCAAGACAACGGCTGCGGAGAACGAGAAAGAAGCGCCGTTGGCCTTGTTTGAATGGCGAAGTCGTACTGATGTCTCGTTCAATACGTTGGTAGGACAAAGAACGTCCACCTCCAACGTTCCGTCCTTCCAAAGGTTGGTAAGAGAGAACGCGTTCATGTTCAACGAATTTCTATGCATTCTCCCGTCCCATACGATCGCGGTACCGTCAGTGCCGTTTCCCACTGGAACCCGCCGAATACGCCCTGACGCGCCACCTACATCAGGCCCGGTACCTGCCCAATACGGTCGAACGCTCCCTACGGACGACACATCGGTATCGACGTTGCTGCCTGACGCGGCGTTTATGGCCCAACACCCGCCCACCATCGGCGCAGCTACCACACCTCCGAACATGCAGGGACAGAACAGTTCAGGGATGTTCCCGTGGATCGTGCCCAACTGATGCACAATGCAAGCCTGCATCTGGTTCCCTGCACCGTTCGTGGAGCCGCGGCTGTCCATGATGAAAATACCCCGAACGATTCGGGTCGCCGCATCATTCACCAAGGTCCCCATCGCCCTCTTGAAGACGTTGCCGGCAACTACCAGGGGAAGCGTGCTGCTTGGCATCTGATCAACTCCCTACCCATGCGAGGAGGTATCCCCCGCCGGCGGTGTAGACCGCGGCGGTGGCGACGGTCACGAAAAGGGTCTCCGCGCCGGTGCGATGCAGCCGCAGGGGCAGTCCCTGATTCCACACCCCGGGCACGCTCCCGATCATCACGGCGGTCGAGGGGACCACAAGACGGGTCTCCGTCGAGCCTTCGGCTGTGATCGCCACGAAGTGGCCTGTGCTTTGGAGGTCTGGGAAGTTGGCGGGGTAGGTGGCGTTGATTCCCTGTGGGTTGGTATCCGATCCGGCGTTGGGCAGTTTCGCCCATGCCCTAACCGCCGGTTGGGTCGTGTTCACCCCGAACCAGCAGTGCATCAGGTAGACGAACCCGCCGAACGCAGGCAGCTTCAGGGGCATCAGTGCCGTATTGCTCGCATGGGTGTACGCCACATACGGGTTGATAGGGCTCGTCGAGAGTTGGGTCAGGTCAAACACCACGGGCTTGCCCCACGTCGCGCATGAAAGCGGTGCGGCGCCAACTCCCTGCGTGAGCGGGTTGAGGATGTTTGAGTCTGGGAGGGTCATGGGTTGATGGTGTTCGGACGGAGGGAGAGGAAGAGGCCCCCGATGCCGAGAGCGGAGACGGCGGGAACAGGCAGGGCGGTGATCCCACCCACCGCCGCGAGGAGGACCGAGATCGCTGCGAGCGTGGTGATCTCCATGATCTTCGAAAAGGCGAGCATGTTGGCCCTCGACGATCGAACCCTGTTGAGTTCGGCTATCTGGGAAAACTGGAGGATGCACTCGCGGATCACGGCGTCCCGACGTTCTCGATCGTGCGGGGGGAAGGAAAGCGCGCCCATCAGATTGCTTGTGATCGTGGTGGCGAAGACGTGCACATCTTCGTACGCCCCCTCCATGAGCGTCACGGCCCACTCTGCGGCGATGAGTTGGATCTGCCCCTCGATCTCCTCGAAACTCGGCATATTGCCCGACTGGAACACGATCGTGAGATCGGCGGCGGGCACGGGCGGCACGGGCGGCACGGGCGGAAGTTTGGTGAACGGCGTCTTCAAGACGGTAACTCCGGGAGTTGGGCGGCTGGAGGCAGCACTTGCGGGTGGTGCTCCATAGCATCGACTGGTAGAGCGGCCATGTTAGCAACTCTCCGAGCCAAGCGGAGGAAATCCGCCTCTTCATCTTCGGGGGTGACTCGCGTCACGCCGCGGACGATGGCCAGGGCCTTGACGGCCTGCAATTCTGCGCGGAGATCCCCGCTCTTGCGGCACCGCATCACCAGATCCTCCAACCGAAGCGTGATCACGGCCTGATCCTCCTTGATGCTTGAGGAGGTCTTCTCCACGCTTTCGATGCGTGCCATAGCCACCATCGACCGAATTTCGTGATGCTGGAACAGCGTGTGCATCCGCAGCCATTTCTCGGTGCGGATCGCGCCTCTGGCCACTATCGAATCCACCACCCCGTCGATCAATGCCGCTTCGTACGCGGCGATCTGGCCGGGTGTGGGCCAGCACGCCCAGGGAGGTGGAATCATCACGATTCTGGAGAGTGCGATCTGGCCATCAACCGACTCTATCACGCCCAGGGACGAGGCCACGGACGCGAAAAGGTCCATGTATTCGCGGAGTGATTCGATCGACTGGTTTCGCCGAGGCAAAGGAGACAGTCGATGACCCGCCTTCGACAGTTTCACAACGATCGAGGCAGTTCCCGCGTCTGTATTCATCATGTCCATCGACGGCGCAGCGATGTTGCGGGCCGTCGTCAGGTCGATGCTTCTCAGCCCGTCGTTTGTGCTGATCCACCCGACTAATCGGCACATTTCCCGCACTATTCGATGGGTCGTCTGGACCGTGGCTTGTGCGACCACGGCCGGATCGTTCCTTGCAATCGACTCATGCTCTGCGTCCCGCCACATTGCACGCATGAGGCTTCCCGGTTTCTTGGCGCGGCGGGAATCCTGATGCCTCGTGGGTCGTGAGGACAGCAATCCGGTGAATCCGAACGTGCCCTCCTCGTCTTCGAACAGACGATTTCCCGCGGCGTTTTCGACATCTTCGAGCATCGTTGAGCATCTTACGTCGGTTTTTCCAGCGGATGCAAGTCCAAGCCCCAAACATTCGGGGGTTTTGCGGGGTTTTCGCCACCCCAAAGACCCCGAGTTTTTTGAGGTCGGGGCGTTTTTTTGAGGTCGGGGCGTTTTTTGAGGTCGGGGCGTTTTTTGAGGTCGGGGCGTTTTTTGTCTTCTCGGTAGTGAGGTGGCAGTGAAGGGCCTGATTCAAAAGCACCCTAGTAGCCACCTAACAAAGTTATGCACACATTATCCCCAGGTTGTGCACACTAACAAACACCTAACAGAGTTATGCACACATTATGCACACTAACAAACACCAACAGAGTTATCCCCCCATTATGCACACTAACAAACACCTAACAGAGTTATGCACCAGTTATGCACATGTTGTGCACCGGGGGTTATCCCCATGTTATCCCCAAGATATCCCCGAAGGTTGTCCCCAAGATATCCCCATGTTATACACCGGAAGTTGTCCCCAAGATATCCCCAAGTTATCCCCAAGATATCCCCGTGGGTTATCCCCATTCTATCCCCATATTATACACACTAACAAACGCCTAACAAACACCTAACAGAGTTGTGCACCAGTTATGCACATGTTGTGCACCCCATATATAATGGGAGAAAAGCATAAAAAACTATATGATCCCAATATTGGGGCCATATGGGCGCGCGCGGCGGATATATAATAGTGGGATTCTTTGTTAGGTGTTTGTTAGCCTAACAAAACCCTACCGGGAGGCTGTACGCCTGAAATGTAGTACTTGATCGCCTTTTTGCAGTATTGAGGTAGGCATATCACTAGAAACACGTTAGGTATATGTTAGGGTATATATACCGTGGCTGATCCAGAAACGAGAACGGCAACAATGATCGAAACACCGTGTTTTGTAGTGTTCTGCGCCCCAATCGGGTTTTGTTAGGGTGTTCCTGGTGTCGAAAAAAACTCAGGAAAACATCCCTCACCTATTGATTCACCATTGTGGGCCGCTAATGTATGGGAATGCAGAACCCAACCGACACCTCCCCCTCCTCCCCCTCCTCCCC